CGACGCCTCAAAGAAGTGAAAGAAGCCGAAGAAGATTTACGCCAGCAACTCATCCAGCGGTACGGGAAAGAGAAGGCCGAAATCGAGTGGAAAGAAATCCAGACCATCAAAGAGCGCCAGATGAAAGAAGTCCAAGCAGGGCGCGATGAGTATGGACGGGACTTAAAGAAGCTCCGAGAACTCAAAATCGTCTGCTTTGTGCTGTCGTTCATCCTCGTGACCACGTATTACATCTTCAAAGGACACCTGTAATGCTCTCCTTGATTTCCACCCTAGGCGGTCTGCTCATCTCCGGTCTGCCCCGTGTTTTAGACTTCTTCCAAGACAAGGCCGACAAAAAGCAAGAATTGGACTTGGCCCGTATCCAGACGGAGCGGGAACTGGCATTGGCCGAGCGTGGCTTTATTGCCCAGCAAAAAGTCGAGGAAATCCGCACCGACCAGATTGCCATGCAGACCGAAGCCCAGATGCAAAATGCGGCTCTGGACCACGATAAAAAGGTCATGGAGCGGGCTTCTACGTGGGTGGTGAACTATGTCGGAACGGTGCGCCCCACGGTGACCTACCTGTTCGTTCTCGAGCTCATTGCCATCAATGCGTGGCTGGCTTGGAATATCTTTCACATGCCGCACCTTGTGGCCTCCACGGGCGACTTGGAAAAGGTGGCCGAACTCATCTTCTCGTCCGACGAAATGGCCATGCTCGGGGGGATAATCGGATTTTGGTTTGGAAGCCGAGGGTGGTCTAAGAAGTGAAGGTATCACCCAGTGCAATAGAAATGATTAAGCACCATGAAGGCGTCCGCACTAAGCCCTACCGCTGTCCGGCGCTGTTGTGGACTGTGGGTGTTGGCCATGTTATTGACCCCAATCATATTCGGGTGAAATTTGATGAGCGCAAAAATTTACCCATTCCCGACGGGTGGGACAGAGTATTATCAATGGCAGAAGTCAATGATATCCTCGTGCAAGACCTGGCAGGATTTGAACGGGGAGTATTACGACTTTGCCCTCAAAATCTTACTCAAGGCCGCTTCGACGCCTTGGTATCTTTTGCCTTCAATGTCGGACTCGGTAACCTGCAAAGGTCAACCATCCGAATGAAGCACAACCGTGGCGACTTTGATGGCGCTGCGGAAGCATTTATGGCCTGGACAAAGGCCGGTGGGAAAGAACTGCCGGGACTCGTTAAGCGTCGGAAGGATGAGTCTGCTCTCTACGCATCCGAGCCAGCTCAATAATCCGGTTTTTCAACTCCATCGTCATTGAATACCCGTGCTTGGACTCAAACTCGTCCAGCCACTTTCTCCTCTCCTCCTTAGTACGCTTGGCAAGGACGTGCCGCGCTAACCCTTCCATCTTGGCTTCGTGTTCGGATAGCATAATTTCCCTCATCTCCGATTCCGTAGCCGTAAACGTACCGCGATTAACCAGTCCGAGCAAATGTTTTATGCAGCGCTTTTCTGGCGGCGGTGACGGCTCTGGCGGCGTCAGATTTGCGAACAAATCGTCCAAGGTAATACCTCTTATAGTTGGCGCAGACGTGAGCCTCGTAAGCCCCGTTTGCCCGCTTGTAAACGCCCTTCACGTTCGTGCTGGTGGTTCTCAGTCGGCGGGAGTTCCAGCGGTTCTCCATCTGCGTGGCAGGGCGTAGATTGCTCATCCGGTTGTCGTCCCGAATCCCGTTCTTGTGGTCAAGGGCTTCCGGCATCCATCCCCGGTGGTACATCCAAATCAGGCGGTGGGCAAAATAGTATTTTTTCGCTATCGCTATTTTTCGATACCCACGGTTCCCAATGCACCCGGCCACTTGATAGGCGTAGCGCCGGTTCCACATCACCCAGGTGCAATGCTGGTTAAAGTCCTCCCGTGGGCGTGGCTTCCAATACAACTTCCCGCGCTTATACGTGAACAGCGACCGCAATAATGCCTGGTTCACTCTTGGACTTCGGCGCTTCCCAACTCGGACTTTTTGACGTCGTACTGCTGAATGATTCTCAGCATATCCGGCGCTCTCCAGCCCGGCGGCTTCATAATCTTGCCGTTCTCGTCCCGCAACACCGTCCCCAGTTCCGCGTCAATCTTCTTGAGATTGGTGATGGTGACCTCATCCCAGCCCCAGTCCACGGGCAAGTCCATCGTCTTGGCAAGCCCGACCAGCACCCAAATCGAGTCACAGATGGCGTCCAATACCTCGGCCCTGGCCACCTGCTCGTCTTGCTTATTTTCGGCAGCGTAGAACTCGGCCATGGCTTGCTCTAACTCGCCGGTTTCCTCGCGCACCAAGTCCAAATACAACCCGACCCGCTTGGGGTCAGGGCTGTGCCCGCACGCCTTCATAAACGCATCTACGTCATAGAAGATACTCATGGCTCACCTCAGAAGGGAATGTCATCCGCAATGTCGGCAAAGTCTTTTACAGGGGCGGGTTTCGGCGCTTTTTCGCGTGGCTCCTGCACCTTGAGGCTCATAAACTTTTGCCCAGATTTTCCGGTTTTAATCCATGCGGCCAACTCGTACTCTTTGCCGTCCACATTGATTTTGCCTTTGTAAGCGGGTGCTTTCTCATTGTCCGATTCGTTCTTGAACAACACACCCGTGTTCGTATTGTCGTATTCCATAATTACCTCGCTGCAATATACAAGCCCACATTTCCCAGGGCATAGCCGACAAACGCTATCCCCAGCCCAATTTTACCTTGCAGAAGCAGTTGAACCGCCACCACAAGGTACACCACACCAATGATGGCTATCAGCCACGCCGCCATTCCGTCCATCCTGCAAAAATAATAACGCCCAGCATACATAGTAGAAAATATGCCGCTTCCTGCGCGAGCAAGTGCGGGAAAAGGACTATCCATTCAGGTTTCATCGTCATCTCCTATATTGAGAATCAGTTCGTACTTGATGACTTCCAATACTCCCACGACTGAGGCCAACGGTAGCGCCTCATTGAATTTTTCAATCGCAAGGTAGATTTCCTTAGTTAATTCCTCAATCATCACCTGTTGGCTCATTCACATTCCTTTGCCACGGCGTCAAGGAACTTCTGTATTTTTTCCAGCATCTCATCCATCTCTTTCTGCTCGGGCTCAAATCGCACCACGAACAATTGTTTGGACTCGGGAAGCCGGGAGTCAAAGCTGACGAAATCGGCCCATTTTCTGCCCGTACAGGCGATTTGCGCCATCATCTGATACCGATACTTGGCCGGTGGTTGTCCGGCCTTCCTGTACGCCAAATGCGTGGCCGTGTTGGGGTTCTTAAGTTCTAACACTCCGTCCGTGCCAATCAAGCCATCGGGAGAGGCTCCAAACCATTTCATGGTCGGGTGGTGGACAAAGCCCGTCTGCTCCACAAACGTGCCCGTGTGCGCCTCGTATGCGGCCCGTGAGATGGGTTCCTGTTCGGTTCCGCGAATCATCGCGGCATTGGGAGTGAAGGAATCCTGGGGTTGCCCGGTCAACCGTTCGGCGACCAGTTGCCACAGGTAGTTTTCCCGTGTGGCGGTTCCTTCCTTGGCGAGTGCGTCCGATACTCTACTGCCGGTTACGTGCCCTAGTCGAGCCGCGAACCATTCATTGCTGCCCTGCTCGTTGAAGTCTGTCATGTAGCCTCCTCTTGGCGACAGTCAATTCCGTTTCAAGCCTGTCCGTAGACATTTTTAGTTTTTGTGCCACCGTGTGCTGCAAGTGGTACGGGAACATTATATAACGGTATTTGAGAACTCGGCGAGATAATTCTGGAAGATGGCGAACGGCATTTTCTACCGCTTCCCCGTCCAGCATATCCGGCTCGACCCGGGGTTCCTCGCCCTCGAATACATCTTCGGATTCATAGTTTCCCTCGGCGCTGGCGCATTGGGTACGGACTTCTGGGCCAAGATGCCCAAACGCACACCACCACCCCCAGTTTTTCAGTCGTTCTTCCGAAACCATAAATCGTAAAGTTCTGGCCTGTTTTCCTTAATCCAGGGCTGGGCGTCCCGAATACACTGCATCCCGTCTTTGCCGCACGTCTGGCTGCCCACGTGGTGGACATACGCCCGACTTATAAAATGTTGCCGTCCTTTAGACATCATGTCAAGGCACTGTATATCGTCCGAGTACCAGTTAATCGGCGGGAAATCGACCCACGCCTCTTTGGACACCCACCCGCAGATGGGGGCGATGACCTCGGCCCGCAGAATCTTGTCCTCGGTCTCAAACCTGAACCACTCCATCTTGCCTTGCCCCAACCGGATATTTTGGTATCCTCTAGCGTAATCGCTACGGCACGCGACCCAGCCGAGGGGGATATTATCGCCTTTGAGTAGCGAAACGTCCCGTCCTAGCGCCTCCCAGGTATACGGGGTCAACACAATATCGTCGTTGCAGACCACTACCTCGTCATACTCTAAGAACGCACTATTAACCGCATTGTTATAAGCACTGCCAAAGTTCTTGGCGTCATTGGGCAGGTTGATTGTCCGGTGGCGGGGAAATATCATCCCGCTGCCCGCCAGATACACGGTGACGTCTTGTGGCACATAGGCGGTGACCGAGGCGGCTAGGGTGACCAGGCACTTGGCATCTACGGTGGCAATTACGATGGCTTTCACGCTAACAGTCTCCTCACGTCGTCTAATAAGTCTTGCTCGGTAAATCCGTAGTGCTTTGGAAAGCCTTTGGTTCCGAGGCCGTGAACTCCATCGTTTCCTCTGTGATGTCGAAAACACAACGGGATAACGTGGAAGTTGTCGGGCTTTCCCCATCCTTGGCCGGCACGTAGATGGTGTAATTCGACCCCCGGTGTGTCATAACCCAGTCTTTTACACACCATACATCCGAGCTCGGCAACTGCGGACATCCATTTTTTTTCATCTTTGGTCACCTAACCTCCGTGTGTTTTCTGAGAATTGCACACCGTGCTCGAGCGCAAACTTGATGACCTTCTCTAAGTATTCCGAGAACTCGTCTTTCCGCAACTCTGCCGTGCTGGGTTCCAACATTTTCATGCTGCCATCCGGCAACTCAATCATGCGTTCTGGCAAGAACAACGCTCGTAGGTATTCGTGCCAGATGCTTGGCTCGTAATCCTTGCCGACTACGACCTGCTCAGAGATGTCCGTAAGAATGGCCCAATAGTACCGGTTTTGGTCAAGCGACCGCTTTGCCGGGCGGACTTCCACCACATACCCATCCGGGGCGGCATCAATCATTTGCGCGGCGATTTCTCGGTTGTATTGGGTAAGAATCATTTAGTCCCCGCAAAAACACTCAATGGAATCATCAAACATATCGCCTTGCCGGTCTATAAAATTATGAATATCTGCATAGCGTGGTCGGTCAATACGAAATCTATTTGCATCTCCGCTGGTCTGAGTTTGCGCCCAATCCTCTTGTTTTGCCCACCAAATTGTTCGTTCCGGCTTCTGAGCCACTAACGTCATTATTTTTGGCAAAGATTTTAAAAAGCATAAATCACAATTCCCGCCAATGGTTTCCCCATTGATAATTGGCAATTCCAAGTCAAAGTCATTGTTTGCCCAAAATTGCAAGACTTCTGATTTTTGTATCCCGGCCTCGTGCAAAGGCATTACCGGCGTTTCTTGCTTACAGTCCGGCTTCATTTTTGCGGCCCGACGTTGCTCATCACCACGTATGCCAATCATATTGTCCCATTCTTCCCAGCCAAGACTTTGCAAATATCGCCGCATGGTTCTAATTTTTAGTTCTACTGTGCAGAACCTCGCCCTAGTATTTGGAAGCATTTTGCGATGGCGAATAATAGATTCAAACGGCTCGCCATTCCTAGACGCAGTTTCATAAGTCACAACCTTGAACTCAGACGGAGCAACGTATTCTAGCCATGTGATTGGCACATTCCATTTCGTTTCAACGGCATGAATAAATTTAAGAGTTGCTTCATCCTCTTTCCCTGTATTGCAAAACAATACTCTGGAGCACTCTGGAAGCCCATTATTAGCGTCTAAAACCTTGCGTAGAAGATATGCTGACGTTCTACCACCGGAGAAACTGATGGCTGTGTTATCTGTGATTAGAAATGGATTCACGCGGCCTTCATCGCAGCACGCATGACCGCTGTCTTAAAGTGGGGGAAGGATGGGAACTGGTCGGGCGACATCCCCAACTCTTTGCCCTTGGCTTCTATGCCGCTGGCCGTTTCGTGCCACGGCTTTTCGTTGACCACATCCGGGAGTTTGACTTCCAACTCATCGTCCCAACGCTCACCGCGCAACCAGGTGGCGGGATAGGGAATAAACGTCCCGCCATTTTTCATCCAGCTTTCGGTTTTGCAATTCGCTGTAATCGCGTTGAGGACAGTTGTAATGTCTGGCCGTACATCTTTGGTTTGCACCCATGCTTTGCGGGCATCGGCCTTTGCTACTTTTTTCGGGTACGCCTTCCAGAACGCATCAAAGTCATCCAAGATATTTTCTCCTCATTAAGTCTACAAAATCCCTCAAGCCTATTTCCGGCACGTCGTGGTGCCAGGTGCCATTTTCACGGTATTGTCTAACAGTTGTCAAACCCATGTCGATGTCCCCATCGGATTCATGGCTCGTGACCACAATAATCGCGGCTTTTTCGCAACGGTGGACGCAATCGGCCATGCGCTCTAGAGCGAGGCGTTGTCCCGTAGGAACTGGGGCATTTTTGTATTTGGTCTCCACGAAGATAAACAGGCGATTGGAGAATTCCAGTAGCCCGTCAATGTCGGTGGGGGATATGGCTCCCCATCTCAGACCGGAGAAGTCTTTGAGTTGTCCTGCGTACTGTTTATTCCTGAACATAGGTTCCCCTAGGGTGATAGCCCGTATCACTCTGATGCCAGGTAAGAACAAGGAAACAGTCCCAACCCTACATACCCCATAAGGCAGCGATTCATCCCAAGCACCCGAGTCATCACCCAATGCAGACACTTGGTTGTGCAGTCCCTCGCTGACAGGCTGCGAGAACGATTGGTGGTGAGCCAATATCCTGTGTTTCCTTCCGCGCCACCCATGCAGGTGCTTGATTTCGCTCGGAGTGCGGTCAGCGGAAATAAAAAAGCCCACATGAGTCTAGAGCGTGGCTCTGGCATGAGCAGCGTTGAAAACAATGGAAAGCGCGAAAATCCCATCCTTCTCAACACCACACACGCCCCAGACTGATATGGGCTTGTGCATTGCGCTTATATTGTTTCCAACGGCTGCCACACCGCTGACACCACTACGATACCACGAAATCAGTTTAGTTCAACAATTTTTATCGTCCACCCGGCTTTGAGTTTCCCCCAGCCGTGCACATGGACTTTCCAGTTGCTTCGCACCAATTCGGAATAATACTCATTCTCAACAATCTTCTTGACCCTGGCCGATACGTTGCCCCGGCTCGTGGTCTGGACACCGATGGTCTGCCCGTGCCCGATGGCCAAGATGTCAATGCAGTTCCACAGGTCTATCCGCTTGCGGGAGTACGGACACCATCGCTCAACTATCCAGCACCGATAGCCTTGGTCGCGCAGATACTTTAGAGAACGCTGGGTCGGGGACATGGCCACATTCTAATCCTTAGAGAACTGTTGGGTTTATACAACATAGGGTAAGCCCTAGTCAAAATCTTAGAAAACACTTGCACCTTTCTAAGAAAAGATGTCTAATACCTATACGGCAATACCGCCGTGGCTTGAAGGAGAAAAAAAATGACAATTCAACAGCAAATTCAAGAATTACGTGGAGACTTAAATGCTCATCGTCAAGGATGGGTTTTTTGGCCACCTGAAGTTCTAAAAGAAAAAACAGCGTTGTTGTGTAATCTTCTAAAACAATTGACTTGAAGGAAAAAACATGAAACGCAGTTACAAATACATTCAGGAAATGGAAAAGGAACTCAATGCTGTCGAGAAACAAATCCGTGAACTGGAAAAGCAAGAGGAGTGGTCAGATGCAGATGGTCAATTACATGACGAACTGAACGACCATAAAGAATGGCTTGAGAAACAATACTGGGAGAACGCATGAACGCCGCCGAATTTCACCAGCAAGAGCTGGAACACCAACAATGGCTTGAGGAATTAGAGAAGTGCGATGAGGAACTTAAAACCAACCATGGTTTAATCATCAACCAGATTCGCTACCTGCGGGACTTCATCCCCACGGGTTACGAAAAAGAGGCGGTTATCGACAGGCTGCTTGACCTGCTCGGTGACTTTGAGAATATCAACAGAAAAATGAGGAGCCTGTAATGAGTCCGTTAGAATTACTAAAGGTCAATGTCAATGACCACACGGAAAAGAAAAACGGCCTGACGTATTTGTCGTGGGCATGGGCATGGCAAGAAGCCATCAAAGCCGACCCCAAAGCCGAATGGCAGGTCAAGATGTTTGGCCCAAATTACGACCAGCCTTACTGCAAGATTGGCGACACAGCGATGGTGTTTGTGGAGGTGTCCATGTTCGATAAGACACTCTGCTGCCAGCTTCCGGTGCTTGACCATCGGAACAAGGCCATACCAAACCCAGACGCTTTTCAGGTCAACACGGCCATCATGCGTTGCCTTGCTAAATGTATTGCCATGCACGGGCTTGGGCTTTACATCTACGCCGGGGAAGATTTACCCGAAGGCGATGCAGTAGACGCAACCAACTATGTCAAACAAATTGAGGAGAGTAAAAATGTCGAGGAACTCAAAACGTCGTTCAAGTCAGCCTTTGCCGCATTACAGCGTATGCCAGATGCACTCGCACTGGTTAATGCAGCGAAAGACAAGCGCAAGTCCGAACTCGCTGCTTGACGGTATCATCTTTGTAGCGTGTTGCGTTACAGGTTACGCCGTGCTTGTGATGCTATGAGGTGGCTCGCCGCGTTACTACTAACACCCGTGGCCGGTCTGGCCCAGGTGTTTTATATGCCGAATCAAGGTGGTGGCGAAATTGTCCTGACTGCTAGACCTTGCATACACGAAGGGAAAACGTATAACGCTCTTAGAGAAGCATATACGTGGTCTAACGAGTACCGCAAGATTCAGGGTTGTTGGTATGTCAAAGATGGAAACGTAGAAATCATCTATGAAAACGGGCATACCCGCGTCTACCGTATTTCTGACTTTACGAGGAGAGACTGATGTATGAAGCTGACCATGCTGTCCGGATTATTCAACTGGGTAACCGCCTCCAGCACGAGATGGCAAATGCGTTTAATCCCAACCGAGACGCCATCGTTGCGTTATGTCAAGAAATTGAGAACTCTGCCAGTGAAATTTACAGGTGGGCACGTGGAATCGAGGGCGAAAATGGCTAGAATACTCAACCCAGATTTTCATTACACGCCCGCCGACAAAACGGACATCCGGGTGTCAATGGAGCGTTATAAGGAAAAAGTAAAGCATGAATCGGTACGAAACCTACATTCTGTCCCGCAAACGGGTCAGCATCGAGGAGGTAATGAAGCACTTCCTCGTCAGCGAGTCTACGGTCAGGAAAGCCGTCAATTCGCTGTTATCACAGGGAAAGGTGAGACGAATTGTTAGAAATCGCAAGAGGTACATCACCCACACAGAAGGAAATCGACCAGGCGGCCACCAAGGCGCTCGGCGAGAAAAAGTGCTTCACCTGCCAAACTTGGAAGTCTTTGGAGGCAGGTAGTCAAATCAAACGCAACGGGAGGACGCAATGGAAATGCTTCACTTGTCAAAAGAAACAGCGTTTTTAATTGGCTTGGGGGTCTTTGTTTATGGTTTCGTTGGCATCTGGCTTTGGAAAACCCCGGCTCACCGTCCTGAATATCACCGTACTGAAAGAGGAGAAGAAGTTGAAAACCACCGATAAGATTGTCGAATTCATCACCGCCCAGAACCGTCCCGTATCCCTGAAAGAGATACAGGAAGCCTTAGAACTCAAGCCCAATCTGGTGGCTGGGTTTCTGGTGTCCCTGTGCAAGTCCAACCGCTTGTGCCGAGAGAAAATGGAGCGCGTGAACGGCAACGGCCCAAAAATGCAGTGGTTCTACAAACTTGTTGCAAACTCGCAACAAAATGGGTAGACTAATCCGTGGATACTTGCGTCCTCCTCACGCTTTATCCTTCAAGCCCTTAAACCCCTCGGCCCACAAGGCTGGGGGGTT